AGCTCGCGATGGCTCCTAAACGTATTCAACGTAATAACAAAACTAAAGATAGACAAACTGAAGAACAGGTAACTAAAATAGATAAAGCGGAAGGATTAAAATCTGAAATTCAGGTTGTTGATGATAGTGAAGATCAAAATCAAAGTAAAGACATAAAAGATACAATTCAACTGAAGAAAAATGAAAAAATTGAAGTTAAAGATAAGGATAAAAATATTGAACGTTCAGATACGAATGATATTACTAATAACAAAGAAAGTGATAAGCTGCTAATCGAAGTTTTAAAAGCTAAAGAAGAAACGCAACGTGAAATTGAATATGAGGTGATACAAAAAGTGATACCTACTTATACTCCAAATGAAACAATACTGCTTAAATTGTCAGAAATTAAACAATCAACTATAAAAACTAATACAAAGCTTTTTCGATTATTTGAACCGAAGCAGTTACCAATATATAGAGAGAATGGAGAAAAAGCATTGTTTAATAGATGGTATTGGAAACTTAAGAAAGATGATTTACCAGATGGAGATTATGAAGTTAGAGATTATTTTTTGAATCTATATACATATATATTAGACTCTATGCCAGATTATCTGTTATTGAGTGATATGGCTGTAGATAATGTTAATTCCCGTACAGCAGGGAAGGTTGTTGATGTAGAGACGGCAGATATATGTAATAGAATATTCCAAGATGAAGAAACGGAAGGAGTAGTACGAAATTTTATAGCTGAAATGAGACAAACTGTAAACGCTGATGATAATACAGTTAACTATCCGTCCATACTTCATCCAATTGATGCTGCATTTAATAATTACTTTATAGATCATCAATTAGTGCAACCTTTGAATAATAATATAGTGTTTAACTATATTCCAGAAAGATTGAGAAATGATACTAATTACATATTTAATATGGATGTTACTTTACCACATATTGCCAGATATGTACCACCACTGTTAACTCAAGATAGATTACAATTACATGTTGGATTTGAATCCATTTGGGATACACTAACTAAATGTAATTATGTTTTAGCGAGATCAGTTGTACCAGATTTAATTGAACTAGTATCCACTGAGGCACAAATACAAGAAATGTCACAAAGTTTACAGCTTGAAGCACTAACTATACAATCTGAGACTCAATTTTTGACTGGAATAAATTCTCAAGCTGCCAATGAATGTTTTAAATTGTTAATCGCGTCAATGCTTTCGCAAAGGACTATTTCAATACATTTTTCACCATCAAATTATATGTCATTGATATCAGCTATGTATCTATTAACTGTAATTCCAACTTCTATGTTTATCAGAGAATCATTAGTTGCGTGTGAACTAGCTATAATTAATGTAATATTATTTCCAGCACTGGGTTTTCAAAAATTACATTATATAAACGATCCAAGAACTCCATTCGAAATAGCTGAGACTAGAATACAAAATTTTGCAATTCAAAATTGGCTACACTTTGTTAATCATAATTCTTTTTTACAAGTTGTGGTTGATGGGGTATTGAACCAAACGCTATCTATAGCTATTCAACGAGGAGCAGTGGTGACTCAATTAATGGATGCTTTAGAAGTATTAGCAAGACAAACTTTTCCATCATATCCATTGGATTATAGGAGATCTGTAACAAGAGGAATAAACCTATTATCAAATAGAGTTGGACAATTGGTAGATTTGACAAGATTGATATCATATAATTACCAAACACTAATGGCCTGTATTACAATGAACATGCAAGCGGTACAAACATTAACAACGGAAAGTTTACATCTAACATCAATGACATCTCTTTGTATGCTAATAGGAAACACAACAGTAATACCATCACCGTCAAGTTTGTTTCATTATTATAACACTAATGTTACATTTCATACTAACTATAACGAAAAAATTGATAATACAGTTGCTATTATAGCAGCTTCTCATGTGTTTAATCTCTACCAGAAAAAAATGAAAACCATTGTTAAAGATTTTCTCATAAACCTTAAAATATTCGACGTTGAAAGGATACCAGATGATCAAATGTATAGACTTCGTGATAGATTAAGGAGATTACCAGTTGAACGGAGGCGGTTAGATGTTTTCCAAATATTACAAAATAATATGTTACAAATTGAACAAGCGTCTGATAAAATTGCACAAGGAGTTGTTATTGCATATGAGGAAATGCCGTTACAACATGATGAATTATATGGATTTGTGAACATAGCTAGAGATATTAATGGTTATCAGCAGTTAAATTTGGAGGAAATAAGTAAGTCAGGGAATTATAATCAAATAACAAATATTTTGCTAAACAATCAACCAGTCGCATTAGTTGGCGCTATTCCATTTAGAACAGATAATAATGTTATTTCATTAATTGCAAAACTAGATGCAACAGCTTTTGCTCAGATAGTGAAAGATAGGAAAATTAATACTTTAAGACCAGTAATGTTTAAAATAAATTCAGATTCCAGTGATTTCTTCTTAGTGGTAAATTACAATTGGGAACCAAAATCATCAACAAAAATATTTAAACAGTTACCTAGGTTGTTTGACTTCAGGCAAGCAATGAATATACTGACATCAAACTTAACATTTAGAATATTTAACAATTTGCTTTCATTCGTTTCCGCTAGTACAGTTGAACCAATAAATGCAGTAACTATAGATGGTGCTAGAATTATGTTGGAAACGTAGAGCGTAGGTGCAT